CTTTGATAAAAGCGCAGTCTTGAACTAAATCTACATACAATTTGTATTCAACATCTTTTACGGTAAATGGTACAACATAAATAAACGCTTTATACCAGGTTTTACCGAATTGAATACCCGTAAATGACGGTTTGATAAGTTTAATAATGTTTTGAAAATCATTTTTTTTCATTTTAGACACCTCTTTAATTTACTTCTATTATATATAATACCCATATTTTAGATTATTGTAACATAAATCAAAGAAATATTTACGAAAGTTTACAAATGACATTATCAACATTTAATTTTGAATACAAAGAAGCATATACAAGCGTTATAGAGTTTTCAACGCAGATAAACGAAAAGCATAAGGGTAAAGAGCAACGGTACCCGAATTGGACTTATCCGAAAAGGACCTTTACGCTTAAATTTGATAAGAATTTTAGCGACCGTCAAGCCCTGGAAAACTTTTTTATAAATGTTATGCAGAACGGCGGTAAGTTTTATTGGACCTGGGAAACATCTAAAGGCGGGAACGGTAAAACCTATACTTGCTTTTTTGAAAGTGAAACCTTTAAACAAAATATTAAAAACCTGGGCTATACTGAATGTGAATTGGCGCTATGTACTATTGACGATTCGGCAACTACAAGCGTAGGCGCGTTTGACTTCTACCATACGGCCGAATGTGAACACTCAATAGATTTTTATAGAATTATTGATAATGTCTTCACCGCGCAAAACAACATGAAAACCTGGTGGGATAGCCCTAAAAAGAGTTGGACCCTTACATTTGATAAGGACCCCGAAACCCGTAAACAGTTGGAAAATTATTTTATAGCAAAGCGGGGGCGGTTTAGAGCGTTTGAATGGACATGGGAAACTTCCCGCGGTGGCGACGGTCAGACTTATACGGTTAGGTTTGATTCCGATAGTTTACAACTTGATATAGATAAATTCGGATATGCGACACTACAAATACAGTTAAAAGAAGTGTTTAGTAGCGAAAATATCTATGTTGAAGCAGAAAAAGACGAAATAATACCGCGTAAACTTCTTAAAATAGATTTTACGGGCGGTGGTATAAAGATACTTGATAACGAAACACTACAAGTATTGACATATAATAATGATGATTATTTAGGCGCGCCGCTTACTCATGGCGAAATAGTAAAAGATGATAACAGTAGCGTATCGAAGTTAAATATCAATTTATCAAATGTAGCGCTATCAATATCGGGTATTATCGGTGCGCGTGGTGATGTTATAACAAATGCGCCCGCAGTTTTGATGTTGGTATTTTTGAATGTTAATACTAATCAGATTATAGCCAATTCCCAAAAAATACTATATTCGGGCAAGTGTAATAATCTGATATTGAATTATGAAAATGCGAGCGTGGATATTGAAACACCATTAGGGGGTTATGAAAAGATATGCCCCGTAGCAAAATACCGCGCAAGTTGTCAAGTAAGACGGTTTAAAGATAGTAGGTGTGGATATTCGGGTAATGAAACATCATGCGACAGAACATTTGCAAGATGTAAAGAGTTGGGGAACGAAGAAAATTTTAGGGGCTTCCCGACTATGTATAAAGAATTAGTTATTAAAGTATGAGGTATGTTATGAGTGATTTTGACAAACTTTTTAAAAAGTTGTTAGGCGAAGTCGGAAGACCTTACGAAATGTATAACAACGACGGTACATATCAGGGTTGTTTTTATCCTGTTCAATTTTTATTCCCAGGAAAACCGCGTTATAAAATGCCGTCAAAGGACCCCGAAAAAAATTATTTATACGGGATAAAACGAATAAAACAACACTGTACGAAGATTAAACGCGAAGAATTACAAAAGGGCGATATTATCGCTTGCAGATTCCGCGACGAATTACATGTAGCGGTGTATTATGAGTTTGACAAGATTATACATGTATTTAGGGGTCATACTTTACAATTAGATAGATTAAAGATTTTAAGAGATTTTGAATGTTATAGGGTGGTATAATGGCAGTATTTACGGCAATAGCAAGCGCGATAACAGGGGCGTTAGTGTCAATTCCTGGTATAGCGGGTTTGACAATAGGCGGTACCGCATTAGGTTTAACGGTTGCTACGGTTGGCGGTTATGTTGGCGCGGCGCTTATATATGGTGGTGTTGCTTTATCTATATCGCTACTATCCAAGCGTAATTACGGCGATACTTCCGCTACATACGGAAGTAATACACTTCAAACCCAAACTAACCAAGATTTACCGCTACCGCTTTTATATGGTACGGTTAAATTAGCGGGTAATAGAATTTGGCAAGATAAAACCGCAACTAAAAGCGTAAAAAGACTTGTAGCATTTGCCGACGGTGAAATAACCGATTTTACCGACATTAGATTAAACGATATTGAAGCAAGCAAGATTAAAAGTATTAAAATAAACAAATACTACGGAACGGCAAACCAAACAATAGATACTATTGTACCAGGTAACAATAATTCAAAGCGCGCAGAAGTTGTCGGAAGTATGAAAAATGTAGCATACCTGGCAATAAATGTACCAAAAAGCCAAAAGATAGATATAAATTATAATCTTACATCTATTGTAAAAGGGCGTAAGATTAGAGTATATACGAACGCAACTACATATACGGTTACATATTCCGAAAACCCCGCATGGGTTATGTTTGATTTTCTTACATCTTATAACGGGTTGGGGCTTGCACTTGCTAATGACGGAACAATAGACGACGATATAATAGCCGATTTATTCGACTTAACAAGTTTTATTGAAGCGGCCGCATATTGCGACCAACAAATAGCATATACGGATAACGAGGGTAATACTACATATAGCCCGCGATTTACCTTTAATATGGTATTTGATAGCCAAACAAGCGCCCGCGATTTGATAGACGAAATAAATAGAAGTTGTCGGGGCGGACTTTTTACCAAAAACGGCAAATTACAATTTAAGATAGATAAAGCCGAAGAAGTAAGTAAGGTATTTACTACTGATGATATTATAAAAGGGTCTGAAACCTTTAATACAATACCGAGTGAAGAACACTACGACATATTAAAGATAGTTTATATATCACCTGAACACGAATGGCAAAAAGTAGAAGCGTTTGCAGAAATACCCGAATATCGCGACGGTGTACCGATAGAACATAGCGTAAGTTGTTATTCTGTAACGAATTTTCAACAAGCGTCAAGACTTGCATGGTATTATGTCAATTCAAAAGTATTATGCCCGTATTTTGGCAGTTTTCAAACGGGTTATAAAGCATATACGCTTGAAGTCGGTGATGTTATCAGAATTGATAGTATGTTAATGAGTTTAACCGATTACGCCGTAAAGGTTACAAGCGTTATTGACGACGGTACGGGTGTATTTACGGTTAATTGGCGTAACTATGACGCACGATTATATAATGATACATTAGGAAGTAAAGCCCCGCGGGTTTTAGTGTCGGACTTGTCAGATATTGCGATAACGCCTGATGATGTAGAGAATTTTAATGTTGTTCAAGCCCAAAACTATTTTAATTTTGTTTGGGAATACAACGACAATAATACTGATGTTTACGAAATTCGCTACGGTGAAACCTGGGAAAATGGTACGGTAATAGGTAGAAACATAGTAGAAAATACTTTTAGTTGGCCTGTTACGGGTAGCGGTTTATATAAGTTTTGGATAAAAGCGTTTAATAATTATAACTATTCCGAAAACGCTACTTTAGATATATGTAATGTTGATAGTGTACCCGCTATAAATGAAGTCGTTAATATTGATATATTAGAAGATATGCAGGGAACATTTACTAACACTCATGCTTATCATCATTCTATCAAGTTAAACACAACTAATAGCGTAACCTGGCATGCTACCGATAATACATGGGGTAACGATTCGTATTATCAAACCAATGGCTTTTGGGGTGCGGGTACGGCTGAATCAAACGGCGTTTATACTTCCCAATTCTACGACATAGGCGGGGTGTTAGAAAGTGTTGTAAACTTTGAACAACAAATAGTATCAGCAGACGAAAGCCAGGAAGTAATAACCGAATGGCGATATAGTGAAGACGGTATAACATATAGCGACTGGGCTTTATGTAATATCGGTACATATACATTTAGATATTGTCAGTTTAGGGCTACATTTAACGCATACAATAATATTCAAATGGCATTAAAAACCTTTAGGGCGGGTATTGATGTACCCGATAAAGAAATAGAAATGGAATTGGAAGTAACACAATACGGGGTAGATATATCTTACGACTTCTTAAAAATTCCGTCTATTGTAGCAACGGTAAACGATAATAAAAATGCTTATGTTGTAATAAAAAATAAGACTAAAACGGGGGCTAAAGTATATGCGTATTTAGACGAATATACGCCAACTTCCGCTAAAGTC